TGCTTATCTTGTTCAGAATGTCCTCCGGGGTCTGAGCCGTCTCGAAGGTTCCATGCGCCTCGTAGCGGTTCTCTGTCCCGCCTGCCGCAAGACTTACATCCTCGTCACAGGTATTTGCCGCTGCCGTAAGCGCGGTAGAGTCGATCTCGGCACTTGATAGCCCAAGTCCATAACGAGAGTTTGTCAGGTAATCGTAGATAACAAGGGCGGGATTTACAGAATAGGCAGTCGTCGCCGTGCGCGGATCGTAAAGCTTTTTCCCTTGCACGATCGTCGTAATGTTCGGCACCCCGTTCGGGAACTTCTCCGTACTAAACTTAAGGCGAACATAAATCGCCGCCCGCCCACGAAGCCTATGAGCAGAAGTCCAATATCCATTCGACTCGGCGACAAGATCAGCAAAGGCGGTTTGATCGTCAGTCCCGAGCGCTTTCTTAATCCGCACAAAGCCAGCATACCGGCTATCCGTAGCATCGCCGTTTCCGTCTAATGTCACTTCATGGTCGTCGAAGTAGATTTTCTCGATCGCATTAACTTCGTGACACGCGAGGACAATCACAATGTGCAGGTACTCGTTGCTAACCTCGGTCGTCTCCATATAGACAACCGTGCCGCCAGTTCTTACCCGACCATAGATAACTCGATGCGCGGCGATAGGATCGCGACGGCTAACCATCCGGCCTTGCGATTCCCCCTGAAATGAGGAGCGGGCTTGCTGTTGTTGAAAAACATAAGCCGCGCCAGCTAAGATAAACGTAACCAATGCGGCCTTAAACGCAACCGGAGCGGCGACCGCCAAAACGCCATACTGCACGGCATACGTCGCGACCGCTGCAACTATTGCTGGGGGCATCGCCAAGCTCGCGTAACGTAACTCATATCAAAAAACGTCACCCCGGACGGGCCAGCGGCGGCAAACTTCCGCCCGACACACAATCCGAGAGCGTCGCCCCCTTCCGCGTTAAACATCACAACATCGCCACGCCGCGCTAAAGAAGCGCTTATAGGCGCTAACATCTCGTCGACTAGCTTCGCTATTCCACCCGCTTTTGCGATCCTCCTAGCCGCCCCAAATCGCGTTGTATAGCCTCTTAGGTTAGCGGCGAAGTCTACGCCATGCATAGCCTCTACCGCATCAGCGACGAAGAGACAGCAATCGTTCCGCCCCCACTCAAACGGATCGAAGCGGCGTTCTAATAAAAACCCCTCGAGCTTAGACTGATCCATTGTCGCTATATGTAGTCGTTGCTGGAGCCGGAGCCGCGACGTTATTACCAGCGCGTCCCCACGGAATTTCTTTGTCCTGCAAAGCGAGAACGAACTCCATCCCTAGGTCGCCGGGAAACTCTCTCTTCTGATCCTGATCCGTATACCTCGCCGTTCGCGGGCGGCTCAGGTCGATCAGCCGAGACTCATAGGTAATCGCGATCGAGCAGGTTTCGGCCTCCTCGTTGATAATGGGCGTATCGATACGTCCCTCGAAGATTAGCCAAGGCGTCGCGACAACGGTTCCAGAGGAAAGAAATCCTAGGTAAATTTTGCCTAGCGCACCTTGCTTTACATCCGAGAGAACGAGCGATAAAAGATCCGCCGGAATGCCGTTAAAGGTTACAACAACCCCGGAAGCCTTGATCTCGCTTGTTTCTTCAACGTTAGAGACTTGTACTAGACTGCCCGCTCCTAGCCATGTCTGACTATCGAACGAAAGATCGCCTAACCCGCTCCACATCCGCACAGTTCCAGAAGCGAACTCGCCATAGAACAGGAGAATTGGATTAACGTTAGATGCTGCGACCTGCGACAGCATCCCGGCGGATAGTCCTCGACTCATAGCGCCTCGGTCGCCGAAAACGCGACCCCGTACTTCGAGACATGATCGGCGTCCCAGCCTAACTCGTTAGAGTCCATACGAAAGACGCCCTTCGGGGAGATAAACGTTACCGATGCACCGCTGGATGCTGTCGCTTTGATTGTTGGTTCAACGCTTACGCTTACAACCCCAGAGCCGTTACTCGTCGCGTCAGCGGTAATCATGTGAAGCTTCGCGGTCGCGCTCGACCCGATCTGTATGTAGTCGCCCGCCTTAAACGCAACAATGCTATTGCCTACCCCGGCAATCGAAACGTCGTAGTCGCCGATAGCAACCGAAGCGTTAAGAGTAGGGGTCGCCGCTAGGCTAATCGCGCCTCGAGGATTCTTCGCGTCAGGATCGCCGAGCAAAAACGTTCCCCGTCGGCCATGTAGCTTCATAAAGAACGAGAGCCATTCGGAAGCATATTCGCGCTTCATTGGCGGCAACTTTATCTCCGCCGTCCATAGCGCCATCGACCATTCGTAAGTTTGCTGCTGCCCAGTAAACGGAGACTGCGCGACCGCTACCGCTCGACGGAGAGCGAAGCGAGAAGCGACGATCCCGGTAGAAACAGGCATAGTCAGAGGATAAGATGGTGCGGGCATTATGCAAACGCCTTCCGGTAGGAGCCGCCTCTCTGCGCGGCTTGCGCGACCGCCGCCTTCGTTACTTCGGCGATCTGCGGCATCATACTGTTAATCTCCGCTCGAACGGTAGCCTGTACGCCCGTCGTGACGGCGATTGTCTGATTAACCGTTACCGCCCCGCCTCCGCCCATCGCCGATCTCGTGTTATTCGAGTTCATCAGCGTTCCGGCGGAATGCGGGATAAATAGTTCCGGCCCGTTCTCGCCAACAAGACGAGGCTGATTCGCAAACATCGCCCCACCCGTCGCAGCGGGTAAGCTACTGCTGGGCATAAAATCTCCGAATAAGCTCGCGTCCGGCGTCGGGACTGTAGTCATGCCTAGAGACGCGCGAATCGCGTTCATCAGAGGAACAACAATAAGCATCCGGGTAACTTCTTGCAAGACCGTATTCGTTAGATTGCGCATAACGCTTTTGAATGAATCGCTAATTGACTCGACCCCGGTAAAAATGTTGACCAAAGCACCTGTCATTGATGATTCCATTTGATCGATGAAAGACGACATAGTTTTCATTATCGGGTTAGTCATCTTTAGTTGGTCATTAAGCTTTCCCATCGCAAGCGTGTATTCTTCAGTCGAGATACGCTGCGCATCGCGGGCCGCAGTAACATCGATCATCGTCTTGCGAATTTTTTGTTCTTCAGTATCGTATGATCGAACAGCACTAATGCCCGCCTCAATACTAGCCTTTTGCTTTTGCCCAACTTCCATAGAGGTAAACACTGATCGGGCTTCTTCTCTAAGGATTGCTAGTTGATTAGATGAAAGAACGCTTCTTGCGCCTTCTGTTAGTTTATTAAAGAAAATCTCAAACTGATCGGTGGTTGCTGCCTCTTGGTTAATGCTTTGCAGTTGTTTCGATATTTCTCGCATAGCATCTTCTTGTTTAATTCCAACAAAAGAATCTCGCAAGCTATTAAAGATTTTTGGAAATTTTTGTAATGTTTCAAAATTTTCTTTTCCTACAAACTGGCTAAACTGTTTATCTAGCTCGGAAAGATTGTTTTCTTTAACTAATCCGTCTAGTTCTTTTCTAAAGTTAAACAGTTGTTTTTCTATATTCGCAGTCTGTAGCTTATCTACAGCGTTCTCAAGGTCAGTAAGCTCGTTAGAGTTGCCTGTAAATTGACCTCTTTCGTTAAACTGCGTCAACATCCCCGCAGACTTTAACCCCGCTACAAGCTCCTTCGACATTCCGCTCGCTTCAAGCTTTGCAGCGATCATGTCCTCGCGTAGCCCCGCAATCGTGTCACGGAACTTTTGCGTTAACTCCCTTGGCTTATCCCCGAGCGCGGCGGCTATTACAGCGCTTGCCTCGTCCATGGTCTGTTTAAGCTCTTCCGTCTCGTTCGTAGTCCCGAAAATCTTCTTGTTAAGCCCGTCTATAACATTATCTAAAAGCCCTAGCGCTTCCCCCGCCGCAAGCAGAGCTAGAGCGAGCACCATAAGTTTATTTTTAGCTAGCAGCGCGTTAATTGCCGCAAACGCAGCCGCCGCTTTTCCAGTGCTTACCGCGAACGTAACCATCGCTGTAGCTAGCCCGACGATCTTCTGTGCCGTTAAAACGGCAAGGAACGCTAGAGCAATCTTTGTTAACAGTACAAAGTTATCCTTTACTAACATAATCGCCGCCCCGAGGCCGCGCACCGCTGCGCCGAGCGCTTGCCCGATTGTCGTGGCTAGGGACTGCCCCTCGTCCGTCGTCTGCGTAAGGAGAAGAACTACATCGACAAGGGCTTGCTTTAACCCGCCCTCTCCGATCTGGTTATAGAACCTATTCGTAGCATCCTCAAGGTTCGATAACTTCCCCGTAAGCGTATCGGCAGCCTTCGCCGTCGCATCCGCAAAGTTAGTCTGCGAAATCTTCTGTAGGTACTCGAGGATATTGCTTCGGCTAATCGTCGTCGATACACCATTAAAGGTCGCGATCGCGTTATCACCCTCTGTTCGAACAACGATTCCAAGACCTTTAAGCATCTCGAATTCGCCGGTCGTCGCGTTCATAATCGCTTGCGCAACGTCCTGAATACGCTTCCCTCGAGCGGCGGCTAGATTACCAACGTCGATAAGGACTTGCTTTGTCGGAGCAATCCCGGCGGACGCTAGCGTAATAAACGCTTGCGTAACCTCTTGAAGCTGAAAGGTCGTCGTTTCCGAATACTTCGTAATAAGCGTAAACGCAGCCGCAGCCGTCTCGGCATTCGGCGTAATCGACTTAAGCCTCGCCTCGAGATCCTCAAATTCGCGGATAACAGAGACAACGCGACCGATAGTTAACGCACCGAGGGCGGTAGCAATCGCAGCGCCGAGCGCCTTAAAGGCAGTCGACGCGCCGCTAGTCGCGCCCTCGATCTTTTGCAAAGAGTTATTTGCGTTAGAGCCGAAGGTCTTGACCTGCCCTTCGACTCGAGAAAGGTCGCGACGAAGGCCGGTCATATCGGCCTCGATCCTGACTAGAAGCGTATCAAGTGTGGTTGCCATTAGTCAGGATACCTTTCCATCAAGTCATTCAGTTCGTCCCTACTTAGCGGCGGCGGCTTCGCCGAATGGAACTGCTGAAATCCTCGAATCGCTGCGTACCACTCGCTAGGGCTTTGTTCCCAGAACTCGGAGGCCCGCATACCCATCGCGCCTAGCCCGATTTCCATGAACTTACCCCAAGGGATTAGCTCGATTCGCTGTCCGCCGCCACTACCTTTCCCGGCTCACTCCCAGCGGTAAGCGCGTAGGCGATGATCTCTCCCGCTACCCGCATCCCTTCCGCAAGGCCAGCCGCCCAGAGTACCTCGCCGACCTCTTTCTGATCGATACTATTACCGCCAGCGCGAACGATCGGGGTAATGATTGCAAGGAGTTCGTTTACCCGGAGATCGCCCTCTTGAAGCTTCTGCGCGATCTTCACTAGCCCCATTCCTAGCGAGTTCTCGATACGCATTAACGTATCAAGCGTTACCCGTCCGTTGTACTGCTTTTCTCCGAGACTAATCTTGAGTTCGCCGCGCTGTGGATTTAACATCAATCACCTCAATGGTAGATACCAACCAGACCTCGCTACGATTAGCGACGTTTTCTACGCTAGCAACAGCGTAGTGCTTACCTTCGCAAACGATTGTAGCCCCTACCGCAACGTCTTGCAGCAGAGTAAACCTCTCCTCTTTTCGGGCGGCGGTAAAAACCTCGCCGTTAACCCCTACTTCGACTTGCGTCCACATAACAGCCCCTTATGCGAAGCTTACAGACCCGGATGACTCGAGAGTCACAGAGTAAGTTACTTCGCCGTTGTACTCGCCCGCGTACTCGAGAGAGGCAACCATAAAGCTTCCGGTATACGTCCCAAGCTCGGGGATAACGATCTGAAAACTCGAGAAAGTCGCGGCGTTAAACGCCGAGCGGAGCGTTGCTTCCGACGCCGCATCAGTAAAGACGCCGGAGCCGGAAACGGACATCGAGTTTACGCCGCCTTGAGCTAGCAGGGTTCGAACTCCGGCGGAGTCCTTATTCGTTACATCGACGGCCTCGTCGTTCATCGTGATCGACGTTGATCGAAGCCCGCCGACGGTTGCATACGAAACCGGCGAACCGCTACCGATCTTTAAGAGGAGAGAGGAACCTTTTTGAGCAGCCATGATCTACCCCTTAAACGGTAGCAAAGGTAATTGTGCCCGCCGATTCGAGCGTGACGGAATACGTTACTTCCCCGTTGTATTCCCCCGCATATTCGAGCGAAGCAACCATAAACGCGCCGGTAAACGTCCCGAAGTCCGGCACGATAACCTGAAAGTTTGCAAACGACGCGGCGTTAAACTTTGACCGCAAGGTCGTTTCGGAGGCGGCGTCAGTAAACACGCCGGAGCCGGAGATTGAGTACGACGCTACTCCGCCCTGCGCGAGTAGCGTACGAACCCCCGAGCTATCCTTATTCGTTACGTCGACCGCTTCGTCGTTCATCGTAATCGAAGTCGAGCGTAGCCCGCCGACAGTCGTAAAGACCTCGGGGCTTGCGCCGTTCCCAATCTTTAGCAAGAGCGAAGCGCCTTTTTGTGCCGCCATGATTTACCCCTATGCGTCAAACACCGCAGCGCGGAATCTAATGACCCCATGCCTCGTTAGACCGTCAGCGTCCATCAATGTAGACGTGAATTCCTGCCGAAGATTGGCAACCGACGCCCCGGTCGCACTAAGGTTGTAATTATGAAGCAAAGTATAGATTCGCTCCATAATTTGTTTAACTTCCTTAAACCCTCGGTATCTCGACCAAACGTGCAGCGTAAGCGTATATTCCTGCCCGTCTAGCGTTTTTGATCCGTTATTTACCGTTGTCTCTTCGCCGATCACAACGTATGGATAGGCGGTGTCCTGCGGCACATCGTCGTAGATGCCTTCGACTAGCCCGGTCAGAGTCGCGTCGCCTGTTAGGCGCGAATAGATCGCGGTCGCGACATTAAACGAATGCAGACTCATCGCAGCTTCTTAAACAGCGCCCGAATCTTCGGTTTGTTCATCTCTAAGGCGCGGAACATAAACGGCCTTGCTGCCATCGTCGCCGTCCCAAACTCGAGATAAGAGCTATAAGGAGCGCGGCTTTCAACAGACCCGCCTAGCCCATCGCTATCGATGTTTGAGTATACATTGCGTACTAAAAACCCGGTATCCGTCGCCGGAGGCTCGCCCGGCGCGGATGCCCTATGCGTTTTGCCGCCCTTCTTATAGAGCGCCCCCGTCTTAGGGTAGCGTTGCAGCATATCGATTACGGTGTTTCGTACCAGCGCCGTCCCTTGAAATACCGCAAGCTTTGCCGCCCGCTCATAGTCTTTATCGATCTCTCGCGCTCGAAACCGAAGCTGCCCTCGAGTCGTAAGTCTCATGTCGCGACCCCTTCCTCGGCGGCGATCTTAAGCCAGCGATCTCGCTCGTTTACGTTTAGCACGGCTCGAATGTTAAAGGCTCGGCTATTCCAGTAAATACGCTTCTTCGGCGTTACGTCAGCGCGGTAGCGAATCGTAATCTCATGCGTTACCCGCCCTTCAATCTGCATTCCGTGAAAGGATTCCGCTCCCGCCCTTGGTGTAATCGCAGCGTAAACCTGCACGTCGTCGTACCAGCGAAGCGCGGCAGAGCCGTCCGTATCCGTCGTCCGCCTCTCGGATTGGATCGTTACCCTATGACGCATCTGCCCGATCATGCGGCGCGATACCCGTTATAGAAGGGGTCGGAAAGGGATAGCACGCGGTACTGCTGAAGGAGTAGAGCGATATTCGCGGGGAGTTTTTCCGGCGGCTCTTCGCCTCGATGCTCGTACAGCCAAGCGGCTAACGATTTAATCGCAAAGACGATCGAAGCGGGAACCGACCCCGCCGTCGCTCCATATCCGGCAACGTAAACGATCTCTACCGCATTACTTACTCGTAGCGCGGTCGGCCATGTCTCGCCGTTTCGCAGGAATACTCGCCCCGGCTCTCGCGCCTTATCGACATAATATTTCGTCGAAGCAAATACCGTCGAGGCATCCGCGTCGTCGAAGGTCGTAACGCTTGTCACCGAGGACAGCGGCGGCTTCGGGATAAGGATATCTCGCTTTCGTAGAGAGATATCCGGCCCCGTTTTCCACCCTTCCCATAGAGGGATATCGACCTCATCGATCCCGTCGATAGAGAGGCGAAGAGTTCGATTAATAAAAGCCCTGCCGGTGTAGTTCTCGCACCATTCCCGAGAGGCTTGAATGTATGACTCTACCTCTCCCTCGTCCGTATCGGCGTCGAGGCGGAGATGCTTAATAACCTCGTCGACCGTTACTGGCTCGACCGCTGGCGCAGTTACAACGACAAGGCCCGCCATCTCTACTCCTCTACAGGCGCTTCCTGTGCAAGCTGCGGCTCACACTGAGCGCGAATCTTCGCCCAAACATCTACAACCGACTCGAGCGGCATCTTGCCGAGAGCAGCCATAATGATGTTAATTTCGTTAACCGTAAGCTCGATTTTCAGATTCATGTGATCCCTCGTTTAGCCAAATGGCGGTTAGATTCTACTCTTGAAGTCCGCACGCAGTCTAGCTAGACGGCCAGCGGTCGACCATAAACTTAACAATGTGGAAGAGGATTAGCCCGCCGGTAGCGACTACTACACAGATAAAGATAGCGTCAGAAGTATTCCGAATGAACCGTTTACGCCGTCTTATTTGCTCGTAGACCATCTTCTCCCTCTGCTCTTTGATCCTGCGCCGCATCTGCATGAAATCAAGATAGCCGTCCCGGCCTAGATGCTGAAGCTCCCCGTAGTGAAACCAATGGTAGAGCACCGCTTCCATTTCTCGGATCTTTACCTGCGCGGCGTAGGCGTTAAACGCTTCTGCCGTTGCCGATTCCTTAAAGATTAGCTTCTTAAAGAGTGGCGGCTTCTTCGTGACTTCGGTGTTAATCCACTCCTGTAGGTCGGCGACCGTGCCCGCCCACT